CATCGCTGTAAGTTTCCTCGACATGGATCACCGCCTGGCGCCCATCTGGGAGGCGCTCTTTAATGACGTGCACGTTGAAATTACCCATCTGGTCAATGCCCATGTAGGTATCGCGCGCGCGCGTCTTCCATTGCAACCCGATTCGCATGCCTTCAGCTACACAGGCAGCGCAGTGCGCCAAGCTGACGGGTATTTGCGAAGGATCCAAGAACGGCTTGCCCAACTTCCGATTGTAGAAGTTCTGCATGTCTTGTGCGGAACCGTAGGCTGTGATGATTTCGTCCGGACTGATGGTAGGTGAGAGAAACTGCGGGAAGTGCAGAGAGCGGATGCGCAGTCGGCGATTGATCTTGGCGACACCCATCTCGACGCCGCGATCGGCTTCCGGCATATCGGCGATCCACTGCCCAATCTGCGGATCATCGATCCAGTGTCCGGATTCGCAAACATACCGATAGCGATCGGTGACAGTATCGAACTTGATGCATTTTGGGAAATAGTCATCAAGTGGCTTTGCTGCACCACAAGTTGGGCACTCGGTATGAAACCGATGTTGCGTACCGCGGAGATACCAGTGATGGATGTCGGCCTCGGGATACTTTGCCGTGCTGCCCATTAACATGAAGCGTATTTTTGATGCGCTCAGCCGTTCATATGTCTTTTCAATCTGATCGACGGTCATGTTCTGGACCTCGTCGAAGTTCAGAACATCCATCGGGATGGACTCGGTAGTGCTACGGCCTGACGTCCAACTGAAAATATACAACGCATCATCAAGGCGTCGCTTATTGACATTGCCCTCACCTGACTTGCGGCCGGAACCGTCTGCAGCATCCTGCTTCATCAGCGCGTGCACCGGCGGGATGCTGCGCACGATCGGCATGAAGCGCTCTGTCGACTTGATGCCGGCCAAGTTCATGTCGGGTAGAAACATGCCTACCGTGCAGGGCCCAAACTTGATGCCGAGGTACAGCGCGGCCAAGATCTCCATGACGGTGAAACCGACCTGCGCGCACTTCATGATTACCAGGATGTACCGGTATGCCTCGTCTGCATTGTTGGGTATCTGATCGTACACCCAGCACATTGCAGGCCGGTCATCTAGCCTGAATGGCTGTCCATCGACTTTCATGCCATCAACGGCCAACTTCTCGCACCATTGGCGGAACGCCATGCAGTCTGGGATGACTGTTGTACTGGGGAGTTTGAAGCCTGTTTTTTCTTCCAGCTTGGCAACGAACTCCATCAGGCTGTCCATCGGATCAAACCGCTTCACGCGCGCACGTGTCGCCATCAGAACAACCTCGAATCAATGGTGAGACCGCGCTTATTGTTCAGCGTCCGGATGCGTGACAGAATGGCTTGCTGCGTTTCCGAATCGACCTTGCCAACTTCTTCGATGACGATCATGTACAGTTCTTGCATTTTCTCCAAGTTCCATACAAGGTCTTGAGACCGAAGCCAAGTCTCAATAAGTTCCAGGCGACGCGCGATACTCCGATCAAGAAGCATCGGGTTTTTCAGTTTCTCGTTACCATCTTCGGTAACGGTAACCGATGCGGTGCGCAACATATTGGCGTCGCGCACGAGACTATTGAAACTATCAAGGAAATTGAATACATCGCCGACGCCATCGCCCATGCCGACCAGAACCGCCGGCGATGGTGCGACCGGCAATTGCGTCTTTAGTTGCTTATTGGATATATCGGCAGACATCTTTGAGCGGATCCGGCGCTGCGTTATTTTTAGGTCAGGACCCGCACCATCAGCAGCGCGGCGCTCGATACCTTCGCGCACTTCTTTGATGAACCGCCACATTGTAGAACGGGAGATGTCCGGGAACTTAGCCATCAACTCAGGCCATTTTTTAGGCCCATGTAGATGCAAGTGTTGATTAATTGCAAGTATGCAATCTGCTTTTTCTTGGTCGTTTGTGACGCTCATGGCTGGCCTATTAGTCTCAATAGTCTCAGTATGATGTCACAAATTAGTCTCAGTCTCACGGATTGATGAGACTGAGTGAGACTGACTAAAGTTCTATGCGATCGGTGACGTCTTCCAACTGCGCGACGACATTACCAATGCGATCACGGATAGTCGCCAAGGTACTTCCAAGATCGCAATATGATGGCTGACCTAATTCAGCTTTACCGCAGTCACCTGGTACTTGGCGAGAGATTGGCGAAATCCGCTGAATCAACATGCTAGACCGGTTTTCAAGAAAATCCAATTCATTCAAAATAAGCTGAACTTGATGCGGAATTTCGCGCTAACGTGGCTCTTTTTCATCGGTTACGCCAGGAACATCCGGTTCAAGATAAACCTGTCGCGGGACAGATCGAGTTGATTGTGGTGCCTGCTTCTTACGTGCATCAATAATTTTGCCCATTGTGGACTCCATGTAGGGTGACGGCGAACCGCGCCGACGTCGGTATTATGAATTGATGATCGCCGCAGCCTGGTCGGCAGTCATATTGGTAAGCATATGCGCAACCAGAGACTCAGCACGTCGGATCACGTTGTATGGAAGTAGGCGTATTGCTTCGTCGAGTTGGCCGGCGGTGCGGCGCAACGTCGTCGCTTCTTCTTGGGACACATGCCACACGTCAGTGCGATCAAACCGGGACTGAATTGCCTCAAGTGCAAGCGACATCGAATTAATTGCAATACTATCAATATCGCGGACGCGTGATTTCATTGGACCGTGCGTGGCGAACGCGGCTGCCGTGATGGCACCGAGTCGGCGCGCCAGGGCCTCCAAGGTAGAGAAACTTGTGTTCTCTATCGCCAATTCAACGTACATGTGCAATTCCAGTGCCTTGCGATCATGGGTGGTGCCCATTAGCGGCACGACGATGCGTCGGTGTTGCTGCTTGCGGCCGGTGCGGTCCTTAGCCACGGTTACCGCCAATCGGCCCACCAGACTCGAACCGCTTAGCCATCACATCTGGGTCGACTGCCGGCTGATGATGCGATTCAGCAATGATGCGATCCAATTCGGCCAGCGCGGACGCTAAGTCCGGGAACTTGCCGGCGGCTACCATCTCAGCGGCTAGCGTCTCGCGTCGACTCACGCGCCACCCCAAACATCATAGCTATCCCGAGCGGCGCGCCGGATCAATTCCTCGTAATCCCGGCGCTGCTTGGCATTATCGACCATAATAAACAGCGCAATGATGGGCATGCTGATTGGGAAGGTCAGCACGATGCCCACACGTACAGACAAGATGACTACGCCAATCAGGATGTCGAATACCGCAGTCACAATCGAATGCAGTTCCTTTTTAGATGCTCTGAACGATATCCGGCAGCCATCGACTGCATACCAAAGTGCTTGTTTATATTTCATGTTTTTCTTTCAGCATTAGAATTAATACGACTGACAACAACACAATGAATGGTATTGAAAACACCATCAACGCTATCGTGCACAGCATAATTACAAGCGAGAATATGTTCCAAGCAACCCACTTGCCGGCGGCAGTGATCCAATTAAAGCTCATTTGGAACCTTGTTGAATAGGTCGAGATGCTCAAGGCGGTGAGCCGCTACGTTCTCAGGTGTCAACGCGACCCACTCATAAGCTGGCCGACCGTTGCGCGTAACCTGCATGCCGCTAGCACGCTCGCGCACTCGAACCTGCTTGCCATGCGCCTTTGTCTCGCGGATCTGGCCAACGCGCGCCGGCGGGTGCTTTTTAGGTTGGACTATGTGGATTTTCATTGGCTTTTATATCTCGTAATTTACGGATGACAGTTTTTACAATTGCTAGACGATATGCTGCTTCTTTTGTTTCATGGTTGCAAAATGGCGATCCATCTAACGAACCACCTCCGCCATATTTTGCTGTTCCAGAAACGCCGCCGCCATACACGTTAAGTGACAATTCGTGCTCGACCATCAACTTAAATGCTTCATCGTTATCACGCGCCCATTTTGGTATAGGTCTATTCTCACATGATGGAGGTTTAGCACCATAAAGAACACCTATCCGATCCTCACAAATATGCCCCCATCCCAGTAAGTGAGCCAGATCAATCTCAGCCTCCAAATACATGTTCATATCGTCCTTTAATCAAATTAGATTCAATAATACATCAAATTTGATTATTTGCGTGCTGATTTGAAAAATTGTTGTAGATCTGGCGACCATGCACCGTACCGTGCTACTTCATCATGGAATGCTGTTACGTCATGCTCCCATAACCCATATACAGGCAGACCATCGCGGTCAAACTTTGGCGAGTCGAACTCATCAGTCTGTTGCCGGATGTGCTTCAGTTCATGGAATACTAGCGCCTCGCGGTCAATTGCTGATGCATCC